ATGTACCTTATAGATTTGTTCCTTGTATGGTATCAGGACTTGCATATTATTTATCACAAAAATATAAACCAGAATTAGTTCAACAAATGAAATTACTTTACGAAGATGAATTAAAAAGAGCATTAGAGGAAGATGGTTCTTCTTCTAGTACATTTATAACCCCTAAAACTTATTATCCAAATGTCTAGATCAAACGGAAAATATGCACAATTTATTTCAGACAGATCAGGTATGGCTTTTCCATACAAAGAAATGGTTGTTGAATGGAATGGATCACGTGTACATGTTTCTGAATTTGAACCAAAGCAACCACAATTAGAACCTAAACCAACTGTTGCTGATCCACAAGGTTTACAATTTGCAAGACCTGCAAGAGTTGAACCTGAAACAGAAAGTTTATTACCCGGTAACCCATTTAGTTTTACTTCAGGTTCTAGTGTTGTAATTGTTACAGAACCTGGTCATGGAAGATCTACGGGTGATATTGTTGTATTTAGAAATGTAGATGGAAGTCCAGGTGGATTAGCTTATACAGTGTTTGAAAATGCTTCAGGATTTAGTATAACAGTTATAGATACAAATAGTTATAGTTTTGATTGCGGAAGTAATGCAACATTAACAGGAAACTCAGGAGGAATGACTGTGACCGCTGGTCCAGTTACATTAACACCATAATGACATACGCAGAATTAGTACAAAAAATTAGAGATTACACAGAGGTAGATTCAAATGTTTTAACATCTACTATCGTTGATGGAATTATTAGCGATGCAGAATTTAGAATATTTAGAGATGTAGATTCTGACAATAACAGAAGATATGCAACAGCTAATTTAATTGCATCACAAAGATATATTAATACACCCTCTGATTTACTAATTATTAGATCAGCTCAAATAGTAGACTCTGATGGAAGTGCTCAACCAGATAATAGAGAATTTTTAGAGTATAGAGACACGAGTTTTATATCTGAGTTTAATCCAACAGGAGCTACGGGAGTGCCAAAATATTACAGCCTGTGGGACAAAGATACTATTGTAATAGCCCCTACACCAGATGCTACTTATGAAATTCAGTTAAACTATATCTTGAAGGATCCTGGTTTATCTGCTACAAATACTACTACATACATAAGTCAAAATTTTCCCAATGGTTTATTGTATGCTTGCTTAGTTGAAGCATTTTCTTTTTTAAAGGGGCCAAATGATCTCTTGCAATTATACGAAGGAAAGTATAAACAAGTAGTTGAAGGCTTCTCTATAGAACAAATGGGAAGACGAAGACGAGATGAATATCAATCAGGTGTTCCTCGAGTCGGAGGAAAATAAGGAGATAAACTATGGCTATAACACAAGCAATTGCAAATGCGTTTAAACAACAATTACTAGAAGGAGATGCAAATTTTAAAAACTCTGGCGGTGATGTTTTTAAACTAGCTCTTTATACTTCTTCAGCAACTCTAAACTCAGCTACAACTGCTTACAGTGCAACTAATGAAGTTGCAAACTCAGGGCAGTATACAGCAGGCGGAGGTACGTTAACAGGTCAAAGTACAAACATCGGAACTGGAACAGGTGCGGGTGTTGCATTCGTTGACTTCGCTGATTTATCTTTCACTGGTGTAACGTTGACAGCTAGAGGTGCATTAATCTACAACACATCTTCTGCAGTTACTAATGCAGCGGTTGCAGTTTTAGATTTTGGAGGAGATAAAACAGCTACATCAGGAACTTTCACAGTACAGTTTCCAGCAGCAACGACTTCAGCAGCTATATTAAGAATCTCTGGTTAACAGGAGGTCTAAATGGCATTGGTTGTCAATGATAGGGTTAAAGAAACCTCTACCACTACAGGTACAGGTACTTTTACCCTTGCAGGAGCAGTATTAGGTTTTGAAACGTTTTCAACAGCAATTGGAAATACAAATACAACTTACTATTCAATCGTAAATGAAAATGGTGAGTTTGAAGTAGGACTAGGTACAGTTGGTGCTGGAACGTTAGCTCGAACTACTATTTTATCATCATCTAATAGTGATTCTGCAGTAAATTTTTCTGCAGGTACTAAAGATGTTTTCTGTACCCTTCCTGCATCCAAAGCAGTCATACTAGATTCAAGCGGAGACATTGTTGCAAACAATGGAAGTAACTTAACAAATTTAAATGCAGATAATTTAGCTTCAGGTACAGTGCCCGACGCAAGATTCCCAGCAACACTTCCAGCTGCGAGTGGTGTAAATTTAACATCTTTAAATGCTACAAACATTGCTTCAGGAACTTTATCATCAGATAGATTACCTACAGTACCAACAACAAAAGGTGGTACAGGTTTAACTGCAATTGGAACTGCAAATCAAGTTTTAGCTGTGAACAGTGGTGCAACAGCTTTAGAATATCAAACTATTTCTGCAGATATTACAGCAGTTACAGCAGGAGATGGTTTAACAGGTGGTGGATCTTCGGGAGACGTTACATTAAACGTTGGAGCCGGAAATTTAATAGACGTTCAAGCAGATCAAATAGATGTTGATCTTTCAGAATTAACTACATCTACATCAGATGCCGATGGAGATTTCTTTGCCGTAGTAGATGCTGCTAATGCACAGAAAAAACTTACAAAAGGAAATATTAATATTTCTGGTTTTAATAATGATAGTGGATTCATTGATGGGTCTTCTTTAAATGCTTCTAATTTAGATTCTGGTACTGTACCAGATGCAAGATTCCCAGCTACTTTGCCAGCACTTAATGGAAGTGCTTTAACAGCATTAAATGCTTCAAATGTTTCTTCAGGAACTTTATCATCAGATAGATTACCGACAGTACCAACAACAAAAGGTGGTACAGGGTTAACTTCAATTGGATCTGCAAACCAAGTTCTTGCAGTAAATTCTGGTGGAACGGCTTTAGAATATCAAACTCCAACTACTGGAGACATTACAGGTGTAACTGCTGGTAATGGTTTAACAGGTGGTGGATCATCAGGTGATGTTACTTTAAACGTTGGAGCCGGAACTGGTGTTACAGTCAACGCTGACGACATAGCTATTGGCCAAGACGTAGCTACTTCAGCTAGCCCTACCTTTAATGGTATAACTACTACTGGAAATATTGACTTTGGTGATAATGATCAAGCACGATTTGGTGCTAGTACTGATTTGAGAATTTACCATGACGGAGCAAACAGCAGAATTGGTGATTTTGGTACAGGAGATTTAATTATATTTGGATCTTCTAATGTTTTAATAAATGATCCAACTGGTGAAAATTTAATTAGAGCTACTGCTAATGGTGCAGTTACTTTATATTATGATAATGCAGCAAAGTTAGCTACCACATCTGGTGGTGCAACCGCAACAGGAACAATGACAGCTACTACATTCTCTGGTAGTGGTGCATCTTTAACAAATTTAAACGCATCAAACTTAGCAAGTGGAACTGTTCCTATTGCTAGAATAGATTTAGACTTATTAACAACTTCTACATCAAATGGTGATGGAGATTTCTTCGTAGTCGTAGATTCTGTTGGTGCTGAGAAAAAATTAACAAAAGGAAATATTAATATATCAGGTTTCAATAACGATGCAGGTTATACATCTAACACTGGAGATATAACTGGAGTTACAGCAGGTACAAACTTAACAGGTGGTGGTACTTCAGGTGATGTCACAATTAATATGGCCACAGGTGGTGTTGGTGCTGGTACTTACGGAAGTACAGCTAGTGCAACTAAAATTGATACAATTACTGTCGATGCTTATGGTAGAGTTACGGCTGTTGCAACTGGAGCAACTGGAGATATAGATGGAGTTACAGCAGGTACATTACTAGATGGTGGTGGAACTTCAGGAACTGTCACATTAAATGTAGATTTATCAGAACTTGCAACTTCTACATCAGATGCTGATGGAGATTTCTTTGCTGTAATTGATAGTGCTAACGCACAGAAAAAATTAACAAAAGGAAATATTAATATTTCAGGATTTAATAATGACAGTGGATTTACTACAAACACAGGTACTGTAACTTCAGTAGGAATATCTGCTGGTGTTGGTTTATCTGGCGGTGGAACTATTACTACTTCAGGAACTGTTACGCTTACTGTAGATTTATCTGAATTAACAGACATGACTGTTCCAATGGTTGGAACAGATGAATTTATTGTTCTAGACGCTGGAGCAGATAGAAGAAAAGCTGCTAATGAAATAGGTCTATCTATATTTAACAATGACAGTGGATTTACTACAAACACAGGAACTGTAACCTCTGTATCAGGTGGTAATGGATTAACAGGGACTGTTACAACATCTGGATCTTTAAACGTTGGAGCAGGCACTGGTATTGATGTAGCTGCAGATTCTATCTCTGTTGATGTATCAGACTTCATGACCAATGGTTCTAACAATAGAGTTCTTACTGCAACAGGCACAGATGCGATGAATGCTGAAGCGAACATGACATTTGACGGTTCTACTTTAACAGTAACAGGTGCAGTAGTTCCTGGAGCAACTGATACTTATGACTTAGGTGCATCAGGAAATGTTTGGAGAAACTTATACACTGGAGACTTACATTTATCTAACGAAGCAAAATCAGAAGGTAATGCAGTTGATGGTACAAAAGGTAACTGGACTATTCAAGAGGGTGAAAATGATTTATATATCTTAAATAATAAATCAGGAAAGAAATACAAATTTAAATTAGAGGAAATGTAATGAAAATTATTTTTGATAAAAAAGAATACGACACAGAAGA